CCTCCATCCGATGAATATACGGGTTAAAACCGGGAAAAAACGAAACCCGATTACGAGCTGAGCAGGACTGCAATTCCAAATCAAAGACCCCTTAAGGTTGTTTACCTTCAAGGCCCAAGACTATGAATTTGGAGTTTAGACGCCCGTCCCTTACGTCCATTAACTTTTTCACATCTGTTTCATTACTTAACACATCTCGATAGTTATGCAAGAACCAACGACAATAGTTTTTCAAAAACAATTGCACCACTAACTCTTCCTTGGATTGCCCTAGGGCTACCAGATCGGCGAAAGTGGACAAAGATGCCGCAATTATATCCGGGTTCTTTGTCTTCATCACCTGGGATATTGATGTTGTCAGTTTTTCAAGTCTGGGTTTTGGGACCCAGGCCTGCCAAGCATGATTCCAATGACAAGTAGAGCCAAGAAATTCCAAACCCTCAAGAGAGTTGGAGAACTTAAAGGCTTTCTCCTTTATCGTTAAATTCAGCAGCGCGTATGTCTCTCGTATTATTTGTTCAAAACGAGAGGCACCGAAGCCAAAGACAAACCAAAAAGCTTTATTAATCGTTCCTAGGATGTCATCACCATACAAAGAAATGACCACATTGGCCATAATTTCGGTGTAAGTGAGAATTCGGCTGAATATTTCCATACCCATCCGTAGAAAAACGTAAAACTTTATCCGGGTGTGAGACCAACAATTATCCACAGTGGTGTTATTAGAACCACTGGAATTACCGTCGGGCCTCTGAAACATGGTACCGTCATTAGTTACACAAGTAGGGTAGAGAGTATTATACTCCACAAACTCATACGTGTACTTAAAACGTTCCCACAATTCATGAGATTTAGAACCTGGTGTGTCCTTTTCTGGGAAAAGAAAAAACCTCCGGTCGTCATAAACAGGCTTCAAACCTACGTCTCTATCGTAACCAGACACGTCTTCCATATAGTGAAAGGGGTCAGAGAAGGCCAGCTCGTGAGCCGAGCACATTCGGTGAAACCCCCCATACTGTTTAATGAAACCGTATCGAGGCCAATGAGTGCGATAAGAATGAGCGTACTTTTTCATCCTATGATTCTGCTCATCAAAAAAAAATTTCTGATGAATCAAGAACGGTAATTCAGGATTGAAAATAGTGCGCAGTTTACCATTGTCTATGTCGTCCAAAGGCAAATACTCGTCTTTCGGAAAGACACTCCAAATTGGTGTGTGGCATCGGGCCACCTCCTCTGGAAAAATTGGATCAGAGAGGAGTTGTCCCTTTGTCTTATACCCCATAGATGAATAAGGTTTACCCACCGAAGTGGACATATTTATGTCATATATTAGGGAAAAATTGTTGTTGTGTTGATAATCAAACATGCGGCGCGTGTACTCGCCAGCAATATGCCACAAAGGGTCATCATCCGGAAAGGGAAGACGAGCCTTGTCACACTTGCGAATAGAAGCCAAATACCGCTCTTCAGAATGGATCGCTCGCCGACATCCAATTAGAGGTTCCAGGGAGTTATCCCCAGTCTCTTGGACATAGGCTTGATAGATAGGGTCAACGCTAGCGCTGTCGATATCTTTGAACGAACCAGACTTCAATGCGGAACAAGTCCCCATATTCTTCATGTTGTTAAATGTTATAGAACCGACACCTCGTGGTATCCAAGACGTCTGCACCCGAGGGTGAAATTGACCCGAAGGCCGTTTTGACGAAATGGACTCTTTTGATAAGGGGTAAGTCGTGAACCCCTCTTTTAAAAATCCAAAGGTGTAAGTTTATCGAAATGTGTGTCCATAAAGGACAGAAAACAATTAAACGTATTAGCAGTAGCGACATGCATTCCTATACATCGGTTTTGCGCACCAATAACGGGAGCTCCACAAGTTCCTTCTTCAGAATTATAATTTACGGCAGTAATTTCAGTACCAAGACCAATAACATTACCAACACTCAAATAAGAGCCCGAAGGCGAATTATAGGTGATGTAAGTCATTGAAACTTGATGTTGATATTTCTTTCCGCGAATACACTCTACTGGGTGAGCTTTGCCAAGGCAAATCACACTAGGATTAGTTGAAAGTAGCAGATCATCTCGTCGATGGTCGGGATTTCTTGTCAATGAAAGTTCATCTAAAGTTCCAACCCAGGAAGACGATTTTCCGACTATAGTAATATAGTCTTCTTTCCGTAATCCATGTATAAAATGAGCAGGTATAGCAAAATACGTCTGATTATTATACGTAAGCAAAGAAGCGTTCCCTTCGAACTTCTCTCGATTAACAGGGCGAAAAGGGAGGGTTTTTCCTTCATCGGGCTTTCCTCTATAGAAAGTTAAAGACTTTGCCATTTCCATAGGAACTGGTATAAGCATAGTGTCTGCAAGCTTGCATTCACTCTTTAAATCTAAGGAGAGCTCGACTTTCTTAGGTGCGTCGAATTGAAACACGCCGGAAGTCTCAATAGCGGCTTCCTGCTGAATCTCTGCTTTCTTTTTCTGGCGTTCTTCGTATGCTCTATCTCGGCCAACCCACTTCAACTTATAATCATCAAATTTTTCTTCCCACTGACGTGGAGTTTCGAGTTTCCGACCCCAGACAGAATTTCTGTAAAAGTCGGTGTAATGTTTAAGAGTTGGAAAACGGGCTTTAGAAGGGTCAAAAGGCTTAGCATTCTTACCCGAAGGTTTGGAGGCTTGAACTTTAGACTCTTTCTTGACCAATTGTGTATCGTATCCCATTGGATTAAGGAGGTAGGTTTCCCACCTTTTCACCTGATCTTCATGAGACAAAGATTTAACGGTATCTAATTTCTTAAAATCCGAAAACTTCTTTATCTTACGTTTATAGTTCACTTCAATTACTGGATCAACCAAAACAGGGGTTT